TAGAACAACAGGCGGAATGTTGTCTGAATGCGATCTAGACACCTCTCGCATGTAAGCCGGATTGTTCAACTGATACCTGGGATCGTTCTCCCCAGTGTAGGAAACAACAAAGTTACAAGGAGTGTGCTGCTCAGTCTTGACCATGTTGAACGGATCACTGAACCCAGCCGTCTGCATCTGATAGTCGTTGTACATGTTTCTGTACAAGACCGGGAAAGACTGGCTGTATCCGGGAACTTGAGCGAACCTCATCAGTCCATGAACTCAGGAGCTTTAAATGCGCTTGCAAGCATGCCTTGGACATCTAAGCCGGACTTAGGTGCGACGAAAGATTGCTTTTGTCCAAACAGTTTGGGTATGTAGCCTTTCAAAAAACCTAGGGTTAAAGAAGGCTTCTTGTCCTTCTCCTCGACCGGAGGGGGAGGCGTCAGCATCGGCTGAGGCTTGGTGGTGCTCTGTACATCGCCACCGGAGCCCAAGACTTCTTGTACTTTAGGAAGGTGCTTTTTGTAGATGCCTTGGGAATAAACCGACCAGGCGTTTAAACCCTGGCGATTACGAATATCTAAAGCAGCTTTAGCGTTCGTAAGAGGATCTTTTAGCTGCTCATTGCTTCGCAGACCATATCTAGTGCGACGTTCTCTACCAAGTTCATATCCAGGCTCGTCCAGCATGTTGATTTGGAACAGGCCGTAAGAATTATCAGGATATCTTGGATTATGTGCATCAGGCCTAAGACCTGATTCGCCCATACCGATGGCGACCATCGTAGGAATCTCTGACTCTTTGAAACCTGCCTGACGAAGGACGTTCGCAGTCTCTTGGATTGATAATGCCATCTTCCTATCGGTGGTTGGTTTCGAGAATGAGGCGGGTGCCGACAGCAACATCAGCAGGCCCAGGCAGAGCTTGAATAAACTCGGCACCTTCCCTGTTGAAGCGGTAACGAGCCTGTTCAGGATTCCTGTAATTGGGAACATATAGATGCAACGCCAATCTGTCAGTCTCGTACATATAAATCTGAGTCCAAGTTTTCAACGTTTCCTTGAAGTCAGTGGTCGCGATAGTACGATCGACGTCACCTGCAATTGACTCTACTCGCCCTCTTGGGACTGTCGAGTTATTCATCGTCCCTGTCATGTCGGTGCGCTTTTCAGCTTCATCACACCGCTCAATCTGCTCCACGATCTTGGAGTACCAGAAGGAGTCAGGAACGTTATCTAAAGCCTCTTCTAATCGTGCTAAGTCACCCGCTGGGATTGAGGTCGTGTTGTACCCCAAGTGCCAGCGGATTTTAGACTTAAGAAAGGTATCGAGCTTCATTAATGCTCACCAATGCATTATTGTGCAAGAACTATATGCACCAATAACACATTAACACGCGCCAATAATCACTCGACGCGGACAAGGTTCTCCTTGAAGATCTCATCCCAGTCAACACGCTTGATCTGACGGAGCTGCTCCAAACGGGTGTACCTTTCACCTGCAAGAGAAAGCTGGATGTCCTTAATTTCACGAGCGGTCTTAAGACCAACGCCCGGAAGTGCATCGGCGATCTGACGAGCAGATGCCATGTTCACATTGACGCGAGTATCAACAGGGAAAGTCTCTTTCTTGGTCGGCTTCGCAGGTTTGGCTCCATCCTTAGCAAGGTCTGCAGTCAGACGCTCTTCATTCCTGATCTGCTCAGAGGTTGCATCGATGTGAGGAGTCAGGTCCGACTCGTCAATATAAATGACTTCTTCATTGGCATCCAAGCACATGAGAATGCCTTCCCCGTGCTGGGAAACAACTTCTACAAGCCCTCCAGTCACACGGTTCTGGTACAGCATAATTACATCCAATTACTGATATAGCATACTGGAATTCATACCTCCGGACAATAAAAAAGCGGGTCATTACGACCCGCCATGTAAAGATCAGAACAAAGTCATCACTCGTCGTTACCGCCCACTTGGGAGGCAAAGTCGATGAAGCCTTGGATGTCAGCGAAGGTAGCTGCGGCAGCAGGACGGACGTAGTTAACACGACCGACGATGTAAGCAGCCTTGCCAGCGTCAACGTCAGCAGAGCTGATGGAGATACCAGCACCGTCAGGGGTGGTGGCGGTCAGAGCGGTCACGTTGAACACCTTCATGGTGGTGTCAGAGGTGCACTCGAACATCATGGCGTCGACGAAGTCGCTGTCATCGATGGTGCCGGAGACGGCGTCGATGAAAGGAACCTTAGAGGTCGAAACACCGGAGTCACCCTGGCTGATTGCACTCGAAGCAAAAGCAGTCAACTGAGCGGTTGCAGCCTTAATACCGTTGAGGACGGTAGCGGGGGTGGGGACGGGGTTAGCGCCAGAAGCAGGCTTCAGGCAGACGATCTCGGTGTTAGTACCAACGAGGTCGGCGGTGATGGGAGAAGCCGGGAAAGAAGGCTCACCAGCGGCGGGGATGTCCTGACCCAGGGCAATAGAAGCCGAGTAGATATAAGCAGGACGATCGCTGCTGGCCTGAACGACCATGGAGGTGCGGTCATCGCGCACACGGTCGCTAGAACGGCGATCGGGGGAAGGAACGATCAGATCACCACTGGTCACGCCGGTGGTGGAGTCGACCTTGAAGTAGCCGACGAGCTCGTAGAACTCGAGGCCTGGCCATGCGTACACACCTTCGGTGTTGAACGAGGACAGACGGTTGATTTGATTACCGGGCTGCAGGATTGCGCCCTTTTCAGCGGTGTAGGTTGCCATTATCAGTTGACCTCCTCATTGATGGTGAAGGCGGTGGTCACGAAGTCCTTATTCAGGTTGGCGAAACCAGCGTACAGCTGCCAGATCAGGATGATGAAGCGGCTGAAGTCGTCGTTGTTGTTGATAAGCACCTGGGCGTTGGGGCCACCGATGCCGACGCCAACGGCCTGAGGACCGAAGAACAGGCCAGCGGGGGTGTCGCGGGTTCCAGTAGCGGTGCCTGCACCAGTCAGGGTGGTGGTAGCGGTCTTGCTGGGGAAGTTGGTGGACTCGAAGAAGCGAACACCTTCGAACACGAAGCCGGAAGGCATCACGGGCTCGCCAGCAACGAACTGGGCTTGACCGTACTGACCGCCCTGGTACAGAGCAGCGTTAGGAGCGCTCATACCCATCAGAGGGTTGGGAGCACCCATGCCGGGGTAACGTGCCACTTCGCGGAAGCCGTCGTCAGCACGCAGATCCTTCATGAAGGAGGGATCAGCGATACAACGGTAGTAGCCGTCCTGGAACACAGGAACGTTACGCTTACGCAGGCTCTTAACAACGTTCAGAAGGTCAAACTTGACGTTGAACTTGAAGCGCTCAGCAGCGTATTCAGCGGCGGTATAGGTAGAAACGGTGACACCGGTCTTGGTGTGATCGTTGGGGTAGTAGTAACCACCCTGGGTGTCGCCGGACTGGCCACGGGACTCAGACTTGAACAGCTCGTCCAGGAACACACGATCGCGCCAACGACGGTAGTCGTCGAGCAGGGTCAGCGAACCGATGGACTGGTGGAACATGTTGAGGTTCCCGGTGTCCAGCAGCAGGCGCTGAGCGGTCATGAGGGTCTCACGAGCAATCTTGAAGGTGCTCGGGAGGTTGGTGTTGTTCGGGTCAGCAGGGCCGGTGTACTCACGCAGAGACACAAGCACCTTGTCCTTGACGATGGAACGGCTGTTGGCAGTACCGATCGTCTGGTCTTGGGTACGCTCGCGGCTGGTCTTCGTGCCGGGGTTACCGAAGAAACGGTAACGATCCAGCTGCACGGTCTGACCAGGCTGCTTGGTGAAGTCGTGGACTACGACGGGCTCGCAAGCCATCTCCACGACATAAGCCGGGTGGGGGCGGTACAGTTCCGCACCCAACAGCTTGGGAAAGTCGTTATCGATGAACATAGTAATTTCTCAGCTAAGTTTTAAGCGCTGATACTTGAGGACAAAGTCCTCTGGATATGGAACTTTTCATTCCATTACAAAAAATTATAGCAACGCTTTATCAACCTGGATTATTAAAGTCGTCGACTTTTACGGCATCAAAGTGCGATCAACAGCACGAGCACGGGGGTCAGGAGATCCGTCAACCATGTTGCCGAGACTAAACTTAGTCGGGGGAACAGTGCCAATGCGACCGTAAGGATTGAGAAGACCATCAGCGGGTTGGAGCGCAGGGCTCATGGCCTGGATCTCAGGATTGATAGGGCCTTCGGCAGCAGCTTGTTGTGCAGCGGCTTCTGCAACAGCCTTTGCCATCAGGGCTTTCGAAAGGGCTTTCTTAGCTTTGCTGTTGTCCATCATTTTTGTCCTTTTTGATTAGGCATGGGGGCGTATCCCATCGGCAGCTGTCCGGTAGGAGGCATCATCGGGAGTAACTGATACTGCTGCTGCACTTGAATCTGGTTCTGGAGCATCTCTGCTTGGCCCAGAGCACGAGGAGCTAAGAGGCCGTTAGCAGGTAAAGGAGAACCGGGGAGATTGAGCTTGAGATAAGCGTTATCCAGATCGCGAGGCATGCGGGGCTGAGGAGCACTGGGGTCCCCAACTTTTGCTTCCATGTCCTGCATTCGAATAGCTGCATACTCGTCAACGTTGCCAGACATGACTTGACGCGACGTATCGCCAGCACCGAATTGAACAAGGCCGGGAGCGCCAATCGGCCCGCCGGCAGTACCAATCGCTGCCAGGAACTGATCAGCTTTTTCTCTTGCTCCTGCCTTCTTCTTTGCCATGTTAAATAAAAAATATGGGGGCAGCCTTAGCTACCCCCTATTCTAGAACTATTTATATTTAGCGATCACTCCATCACCAGGAGCTTGTTGCGGAACACCTCGGGGTTCTGCGCGGCGGAGTTCAGATAACGCCAGGCATTGGAGGGGTCGCGGTCGGCCAGGTTGCCGAAGCTGTTCCAGAAATCGCCAGCGTTAGCGGGGGACTGAGGCTGGGGAGGAACAGGCATCTCAGGGCGCTGGGGAGCAACGCGCTGAACGGCAGGCTGCTGTTGGAACTGCTGGCCAACTTGCTGACCCTGAGGAGCAGCGGCTTCATCGGGGATGGGGTGGGGGCCATTCTCACCGAAGAACTCGCAGGTGTAGTCGGCGAGGACGTCGGGATCAGTCAGGATGGTCTCATAAGCTTTGTGCTCATTGGAGAGTTCCTGAAGCAGTTCACAAGCTTGAATCAGCTGCTGATTGGTTTGAATCAGAGCGTCTTCGACATCACAGGCATACTTATTAACGATCGCAGCGGCGTCAGGACCGAAGTGATCAATAACCTCAAGACTTGCCTCGCTTACCCCGTTGGCGCGGAGCATTTCCGGAGTTATTTCCAGCGAAGTTTGGGAAGAGTTGCTGGAGAAGTCCTGGCTGTTGTTGATCCCAGGCGTAGAGGTCTGCATCCCCAGGTTGTTGAACTGGGTTGTTTGCTGGGAACCGTAGCTGGCCGGGTCGATTGCCTGGTTCGGATTCGATTGTTGACCCAGGGACGGGAATTGGACGGGCGAACTCAGGAGTCCGACCACCTTGTTGAACGCCTCCTTGTAAGGGTTGTCCGCTTGTTGGGGCGCCTGGTACTGCTGGGGGCTGTACTGAGTAGGGATTGAGGCCGGTGCCTGCGTCCCCATCTGGGCCTGCATTACTGGGGCTGGGGCCGTCACCTGTTGGTAAGGCGCCACCCATTGCTGATTGGTAGAAACCGCCGGAGCCTGCGCCGCCGTCTGCGCTGGAGCCGCGTAGCTGGTCGGTTGGGTCGGGGATACTTGGGGTGCCGATTGGGTCGGCATTGCGGTATCGGCCTGCATAAGTTACCTCTTTTTGTAGGCTTTCGAGTGTGCGATAAAGGAAGGGGGTGAGATCAAGTCTCGGATCCGCAGCCATTGGAAGGTTTGGTTGCTGCGGATGTGGTGTCCGCATCTCTTGATTGATTAGATCAATGAATGCGGAGTAAGCCCTCTGTACTTCCCCTACCACACGGAATGGGAAACCGGAGAGCATGCCCGCGATTTCGTCATCCGTTTTAGAAGGGAATAGATACTTCAGTGCTTCTATGCTATCAACTCCTAACTCTTGCAAGTTTCTGGTGAAGATAGACTGGTTGAGTTTATCCTGTGTTGTGTCTTCATACACAGGACCTAACCAACGCCATTGAATGGTTCTATCACCATCCGGCGCAAGACCTAAAACTCCGTCCGGAATCTCCTGCTCTTCGATTGCTTTATCAATCGCAGCTTGAAGTTTCTTTTCGTACCGAGCTTTCGCACGATCGTATTTCTCAAGGTCTTTGTCGTCAGGCTCCTCGGGGAGCTCGGGATACTTGATCCCGCTCTCGTATGCCAGGGACTTACGGAAGATTTGCTCTTCCTGGAAGATGATCAGCTCCAAGCAACGGCAGATGCCATAGGTATAGAGCTGAAGGCACTTCTTCTTGGCCGTGGCGCTGACCCGACCGTATGCAGACTTGTACTCAGTCGCAGTGACGTTCGTAATGCTCAGGTCGTCGATACCACCCAGGGCAAGGCGAATCTCACTCCGGAGCTGCTCGGCGTAACGAGCCTGGTCAGTGCTGACCGCGTTCGGCGTGATGAAGCCGACACGGTCGGTGGGCTCCAGGTTTGCGATGACGCGGGGGACACGCATGCCGGAACCGGGCTTGCCGTTGTACCCAGGGGACTGCCTGGTTACATTGTCCTGCTTGTAGGTCGAGCTGGAAAGGAAGAACTCAGACTCAAAGCCAGACTGGCTGGAGATGCTGGGGCGCTGGGTCGCGTCCTTCTGATCGAACTCAACAATGTCCTGCTTAGGACGAGAAGAAAGCAGGGTGGGGTTACCAAAGAACGACAGGTTTGCCCGGATGTTCTTGACCATCTCGTCATGAGCGACGATCTGGTTGGCAAGCCATTCGAACTCACCGCTACCCTCAGTACCGAAAGCATCTGGGTTATTGAGAACCTCAACGCATGGAATGAACTCCATGGTGTTCTTCAACACCTTCTTGTCGTTGAACGGGAAGTCCATCGACGGATTGTCAAAGCTGACTTCCTGCTCGCTGTGGTACTCCTCAATGGTGTCCGCAGTGATCCGCAAGCGCATGTAACGCTTGTCAGTGTTCAGGCCAACGCCCTGGAAACCACGCGAGGACTTGACCTTATATGGATAGATGATGATGACTTCTTCTAAGTCACCTTCGGGTGAGTAGTAAGTACGGTACGCATCACGATCGAACCAGTAAATACGATATGTCTTCTGTGTAGGCCGGATGTAGAAAAGACCCTTGCCGAAAGCGAGGAATCGGTCCCAGATCGAATCTAAGCGTGCGTCCAGTTTGTTGAACTTGATGACCTGCTGGATAAAGTCGTACCGCTGGGTGCCGAAGTTATCCTGCATCGGATAGAACTCCACACCTTGGCGGATCCCAAACATCTTCATTTGGGACAGGTGGGCGTTCACCAGCATGGTGTCCGCAGGGCCTGTACTGTCGCGTGAAACTACCGACTTCAGGATAGATTCAAGCTGTGATTTAGCACTATCGCCCATTCTGTTTAAGAGGTCTACTGATCAATATCGTACCCAGCTTCCAGCCTTTTGAAAATGATGGTGCCGTCCTCAACTTCTACATCGAAACTTTCGTTCGGCTGCAGAGCCATGTCGTGACACAATTCGTCAGGCAGAGGCAAGATTGCAGAACCATAAGCATCCTGCTCGAGCTCAACTAAGTAATAGCTGGGAGACATCGCGTGTGAATATCTATAGTTTAAATCGTCAATACTCTAACTCCAGTTTGCCTCTTGTCATTAATCCGTTGCACAACCAAACCAAAGCGTCGACGCAGTCATCGTGTGAGCTCACGCCGAAGTTGACGATCTCATCAGTCAGCGCCTGGAATTTACGATATTTGTTGAAAATTATTTTCCGTTGCTCGAACAAACCCATGATGCCACGGAAACGTGCGACTTTATCGCCTCTGAAACCCTTAACCGGATGCCAGTGCAGGTTGTAGAGACCATGTTCTCCAAGACAGATGCGTTTGAAGTCAGCTTCCAATGAAGCCTGGTAGGCCACAGCTTCTGACCAGATCTCAACATTGGCTCCTGAAGGGAAGTATTGGTCTTTTTCTTTGTGCACCACACCCCACTCTTCCATCATTTCCATGATTGCCTCTAACTTCTCGAGGTTTCCCATGATCCTGAGACGTTTGCAATCGATGATATGAATCTTCCCTCCCACTCGCCCTCCCATCACGAAGACCGTATAGTCGTTTCGTTCCCTGACACCTGCAGAAAGGTCAACGCCGACTCCCAAACAATCGAACTCAGTGGCGATGTTTCCTTTGACGATCAGATCAGGAGAGAGCGATAGCTCGCTCGTTTGGACGACCTGATTTTGGTACTGAAAGCTAAAGGCGACCGGAGCTTGGCGACGGCGATCTTGAAGGTATTCAAGAGACCACATTTCAGGCCAATAGGATTTTTCGTCCCCGTTTTCGTCTACCGAAATTGCAGATTGGACGATTTGCACCCAGTCATTGGCTGGAATGAAAGTGGAGTTGTGAATGTCGTCATGACGAAATCGGGTTCCGAGGCAAATCGCCCGTCCGCCCTCAAACATCGTAGGAACAATAACGGAGTTCCAGTTGTCCTCCATTGCTTGCCGGATGTCCCGGTTCTTGATATCGTCCGCACTCTTGATCGCGTCATCGATGATACAGAGATGTGAACGCTTCGAGGTCACAGCACCTTTGAGACCTGCACAACATACCGTGAACTCTTCTTCACCGGTTGACTTGATCCCGGCAAACTTCCAATCAATACTCCAGTACTCGTTGGAATTGATGCCCTTTGCGATCTTGACGGTGGGAAAGATCTCCTTGTAATTTTTACTTTCTTCAATGATCCTCTTGATTGCTGCACTTTTGGGTCGTGCCACATCAACCGTGTAGGAGATGTAGAGGATTTTCAAAGGTTTCTTCGCCATGGCATGGACACCAACAGCCCAAGCCGTGTACAAACCGAGGATCGTGGATTTAGCGCTACCGCGTGGTGCCAGGATGTCGATATTGGGGCCACCGATACCAATCAGACACTCGCTGTCATCCCCGGTGCACAGGTACTTATGCCACTCCTGGTGGTGCGCTGCAGGGGGTTTATCTCCAACTACATCACAAAAATATGCAAAGTCTTTACGCGCCCGTTCGACATCAATATTCGATGACTTCTTTACAACACGCTGCTGTGCTGCAGCCCGTGCAGTACGTCGATAGACGCTATAAATACTGGTTCCTGCCATGCGCTAAGCATAGCTCCATACATCAATTAGAACGACGTTTTAGGAAGTCAACCAGGAACTGAAGTTCATTCATCTGCTTATCTGCCTCGTCAATCTTCTGAGAAAAATCGCTCAGGTCATTCTCGTACTTAGGATTGCCGAAAACATCCGTGTAACGGGTATCCCGCTCAGGCACAAAGATAAAAGGTTTTTCAGGCGGCATAGCCCCTGGAGTACCTGGTAAAGGTAAGGCCGACATCGACGCAGATTCTTTTTCTGATTCTACTAAGACTCTTCTTGCAGGATCTTCGTCCAGACGCCCATTGAAGCTTCCTGAAGCGGACCTTCGATCGGATCATCACGGAAGATCGTAAGCATCTCCCGAAGTGCACGGTCGGCTCCAGCAAGGATCAAACCCTGCTTGTCCATCAAGATCTTCTCGTCATTCAATTGCTTGATGCTGCCGCGCAGTTCCTTCTGCATCATCGCGATGCGAGAGGCGCCCATGTCTTGCTTGACCATTCCCATATCAATCGCATCCCGCAGCTTCGAGATGTCCATCGTCATGGCGTCGATCTCCATCTCCAAGACGCCAGAAAAATCCCGCTTCTTGAATTCCTTCTGGGACCACTCGTCGGCTTCAACGATGGAACCAGTGAACCCCAAGAAACGGGCGTATAGGTAGATCTGGATGGGAGTTCCTGCCTTTTTGCAGAAAGCTAGAAAGGATTCACGGTCTTTGTCAGTCAGAGAGTGAATCCAATCAATCATGCTCGATACTGGCTCTGGGCCTGCTCGTAATCCCTTTGCTCTTTATAGCGACGGAACATCTCCCTTTGCAAGTCAGTGGTTCGGGTTTCTTCGCCCTCAACACGAGTCGTCTTCCGGGTCTCCTCACCAGCGGTCTCAAGGCCACGGCGATACTGAGCACCGGTCTCGACGATGCCTGCTCGCTCTTCCTGGCCGCGAACACGGGTCAGGCCAGTTTCAATCTCACCAGCTTGCTTCTGCGTAAGGCGCGATTCAGAACCTGCAGCTTGCGTACGGCGGATGTCCTGACCAGCAAAGAACTCAGCATTGGTACGGTCTAACTTCGCACCGAGCTCCATGTTCAGACGGGTCTGCTTACCGCTGACCTCATTCAATGCAGTCTGGGTCGCCACAGATTGCGTAGGAGCCTGCGTCACCGTCGGCGGTGGAGGGGACGGGGCGTAGACGATTGACGGTGGTGGTGGAGGGGAAGGCCTGGATCCGCCCATAGTTATACCTTTGCTTTTGTTATTTTAGTTTAGGCAATACGACGGCCAGAGTAACGACCGATCCCTTGGGTGCCGAAACCAGTGGCTGCTTGCTGCTGATTCGCAATGGCCTGTGCTTCAAGGGCAAATGCTCTGGAGGCATCAGTTGCCTGACGTTGTTTCGACTCCATGATGGCCTGGATGCTGGAGGGCAGCATCTCTTTGAAGGCCTTGTAACGCTGGCTGACGCTTAGAGCTCCCTCTCTACCTTCGACACCAGCTTGACGCAGGTAAGGATAGAGGGCCTGCATTTGAGCAATAGATTGCCTAGTGCCAACGTCGCCAGCTCGTTCAATCTGCTCAAGAGCAGACTTACCCCTCATTCTCTCGATTTGCTCTAAAAGATCAATGTATCGAGCAGTATCGGTGGCTTTATCTTGCTCGTTCCGTCGGCGCTGCTGCTCAGTCTTCTCGTCGACCTCTCCTTGGAAAGACCTGAGCTCGGCCTGCTGCTGATTTTTAATGGCTTCCGCTATATCAGCGGCGCGTCCAGCTTCATAATCACGCTTTTGGTCGGGATCAAGTCGACCATAAGGGTTCGCCTTAGGGATCAACCCAAAAGTCAGATTCGCCGGAAGATCTTGAAAGAATTCGTTCAGACCTTCCTGAGCAGTCTTAGGACCGCCGTAATCAGGCGAAAGACTGAAATCAGAGGGGAGGTAACCCCCTCTTTTTAGTACCTCAATCTGAAGGTCTGTCATATCACTGATATTGATATTGCTGGGTCAGAGCGGTACCAGCTTGTTGGAGTGCCCCGAGACCAGCCTGGAGACCGGCTTGCTGAGCACGTTGTTGCATTGCAGCGCGGGTTGCAATGTTCTGGCGGATGCCGGCTGCAGCCATTTGGCGCTCCATGTCCTTTTTGGCAGTCGCCTCACGCACACCCACAACTTCGGGCATCAGAGTGCGGAAGACATCACGCTGGGTTTGGGCATCCTTCAGGGTCTGAAGACGCTGGCCCATTCCTGCGGGGCCAAGGACATCGAGAGGCCCACCATAGGGAGAAGTCGGTCCATATTGGCCAAGTCCCTGAGGAAGTGCGCCTCCTCCGATGTTGCCGTAAACAGGAGCACCGTCAGCGGTGTAGCCAATGACACCAGCACCTGTTTGAGCGACTGGGCCTAAGCCTTGTTGTACACCTTGAGCAGCCTGGCCAGCTACTTGATTAGATGCACCACCTAGAGCTAAAGCACCTGCGCCTAACCCAAGGCCGGTGAGACCGTACGCCGCCCTACTAAGAGCAGCGGGCGTAAACTTCTCGGCAACCTTTGGAGCGACGGCAGTCAAGAGGCCTGGCAGCTTTCGAGTACCAGCCATTAGAACGCCGCGTGCGGGTCCCATCAAGGCGCCGCCTCCGAGATAACCCAGTCCACCCTGTAAAGCTGCCTCGACCGGACGTCCCTGGCGAAGGGAAGGCAAGGCTGCCCCGGCTGCCATGAGCAGTGGGAGGTTGCCCATCGCGAGTTTTCCAGCCGCTGCTAATGCTGGAATTGCTACTGGAGCAGGCATAACTAAATACTTCTTCTTATGTTAATTAGTTTAAATTAGGTAACTCCTCAACCAGATCAGAACTGGTCTAAGTTCTGTGAAAGGGAGCCGAAAGTTCCGCCAACGGCACCCATGGGGCCTCCGGCAACAAAGCCTTGTAGCGCTCCAAGTCCTGCTTCAAGAGCAACTTTGCCAGCACCCTTCTTGCCACGGACGTACTGACCAGGGGTCATGTGCATGTAGAAGGGATCACGAGTCTCTGTCAGACCTTCTGCAAGTTGTCTGGTGGTCGCGCCGAATCCGAACATCTCCGGTTTCTTGTCTTTTCCCTGACCTTCGCCTGCACCTGCGCCGCTACCGGTCATGCCTCGGGATTTCATGAAACCTTTAAGAAATCCTGCGGTCTTTGGGTTCTTTTGAGACCAGTCTCCAAAATTCCAACCCTTGGAGCCCCCAGAGGTTTCAGAACTGAAGCTTCCTAATGTAGGTCCGTTCAAGTCGACCTTGTTCGCGTATTCACCAAACATTGTTTTTAATTAGTACTGAGGAATAGAACCAAGCATTTGTTGTCCCATCGCCAATGGGTCAAACAGGTTGGCGCCAGACATTGGCTGATTTCGCGGAGTGCGTGCCTCTTGACGCGCTTGAGCCATCATCAACTCGTGTTGTTGACGCTGCTCTTGCAAGTAGGCGGAGCCCATGAACTTCTTCATAGCGAGTTGCTCGTTGCCGAGCTGACGAGCTGCATCAGCCTGGAGCTTGGCATCGATGATCCCGTAGGCCGAAGCTTCACGGGCGGCAATCGTGTCCATTGCTGCCGAGTAAGCAGTTTCAGGTTTTGTCAGTGCACCACCGACAAGAGCACCTGTTCCTAATACAGCCACTGCTTGAGATACTGGCTTGGCAACTTGCCCAGCCATCACCGCAGCATCGATAATCTGATTAGTCGGTGTAGTCGCCACACGTTCGGCAACCTTACCGACCAATCCGGGTTTATCTACAAAGCGCTCTGCAAACTTTGCAGCAGCAGGACCACCAGTAAGGACTGCCTCTTCAGCAGCGCGTCCGGCCATGGAACCAAACTTACCTAATGCCTGGCCACCTTTCCTTGCAGCAGCCATGCCATATTTGGCCCCTTCACCTAAAGCTTTACGGCCTTGTTCAGATTCTAAAAACTTAAGCAGAACTTCTCCTGCTGGTCTAATTGCTCCTGTCATTAAACTTTTACTCCACTAGCACCGGGGAACTTCCCAGCGGTGTTTTGGCTGCTTTCGTTAGAAGCTGCCGTTGCAGGTTGTGAAGCTATTCTAGCGACAGTCTGCGGACCCACGGCCTCATCTTCTCCGACAAATCCGCGTTGTACGCCAACACTGTATTTTGCCAAGAAATCCTTAGCAAAACTGTTGTCGCCAGGATTAGCAAACGTCGGTTCGGGACTCGCTGCGGCCTGATCAATCTTCGCCTGCGACATAGCCGCTACGTCGTTGAAAGTCCTGCTCCCGGAGTAGAAGTCGTCGTAACGGGGATTCTCTTTGCGAAGCCGGGAGGCAAACGCATCAAAAGTATCCGTATCACGGTTCGGCCCCAAAGTCCCCTTATAGGGGGTGTCTCCGGATAGAAATTTTTCGTCGGACGTATTAGTTCGTCGGTTGAAACTTACCATTATCAGGCGGAAGTGTTGACCTTAGCGGTGATCTCTTCAGCGGCTTTACGCTGTTCGAGGGGCATGCCGTTTTGCTCAAGCAGACGCACCTTCTGGGCAGCTGCACCAGGCAGCCAGGATTGCGCCATGTGGACAGCCAGTTTCTTGATTTCGTCAGAAGAAAGCTTGCCGTCAGCCACCGACTCAACTGCGAGTTCGAAAGCCTTATCGACCTTAGAGCCATCCCAGTTGCTCAGGTTCTTATCAAGAACCGGGTCGATAATGTCATAGGCCTTCTCAACAAGAGGGCCGTACTTGAGAATAGCTTGGGCAGTCATATTCTTCTTCAGGAACACCGCCAGGGCAGTGACCGCTGCGCCGAGGATAGACGCAATAACCGGTTCGAGGAAGGACATGGATTCAAAGTATATATGAATATATTACTTCGAAGTTATTTTTGCTTCATGTAGAAATCAATAAGCTTTTGCCTCTGAACAGGATCTTTCACATCGCCGTGGCTCTTGATGACCAACTGCTCGGCTTGTTGCCGTTTTTGGGCTTCCGCCTTTCTATCTTTGAAAGGGTTTAAAGCACTGACAACATCTCCAGCGATTTCACCAAGGGTGACAGGCTTAGCTGCTGCAGCCTTTGCTTCCTCTACTCGCTTCATCACAGCTCCGACTTCACGGCCTTTATTTGTCACAAAAGCAGAAGGAGTGAGACTTTCTGGAGCTGTTTGACCCTCTTTGACCATTGCTCCCGTCTTTTTCATTCCAGAAAGCAGTTTCCCCATGGAACCCATCTCGGATTGCTCGAGACTGCTTTGTTCTGGATCGGAAAGGCGATCCATCTGAGACATCATTGCGCGGGCGAAAGTCGGGGTAACGGCTTGCCTGTAAGTTTTACTCGGATTACTGGTGTAGGCCACACCCATGTATTGAGGGTCTTGAGGATCAAGTTGAATACTGCTAACTGCAGAGCTTCCAGGAATGTCAGTCGTAAAGACGGAGCCTGCCATGCGAACCTTTCCTTCGTCCGCAAGACCTGAAAGGATTTCTCGTGCCAAGTCCTTTTCTTGCTTGTCAACAGACCTACTCTGTTCAGCGAGTAACTCCATGCCACTCTTAGGGAAAGCTTCTGTCCCCGGTGCCTGGAAAGGACTAATGTCTTGAGAGGCTTCGTAAAACTCGTACTGCTGAGCTAACTTATTCAGCTCAGGGTCCGTGATCATTTCAGTGCCTGGCTCGATCTTGCCAACGCTGTATTCTTTCGCGGCAACGTTCGATAAATCAGTCTGTATTACGCCAGAAGAAGGTTGTTGACGAACACCGACCCGAGGTTCAGTCGGGGCCTGGACCGAAGCACGTTGGGCCGCCAGGCTTTCGTTCTCAACTTCAGGAGAAGCAACAGGAATCTGCGTCTGACCTGAGTAGCGGTTGCGGAACTCCTGAATCTGCTCTGGAGTTGCAGCAGTACCAACTAACTCTTCACCGGAATCAGTTTTGAAGCCTTGAACAAAGTCCTGGACCTTATCTCGAATCGAGGGCGCAGCAACTTCACTATCAGTTGCACTGACAGTCACCTTTTGACCGCCAGTGGTGGTTTCAGTGGAGCGACCCGTATCGGTCAGGTTTTCAGTGACTTTCGCTTTCTTCTCTCCACCCGTCTTGGCCACCTCTTCCTGAGTGGCTAATGCCAAAGCGCCTGCACCAGCAAGAGCACCTGCAGCTAATGCACCTTTGGCGGCACCACGGAGAACACGGCCAAAACCACCTCCGCCGCGACGCATGTTATACACCTGCGGGGCGATAGCCATACGCCCTGCTGGAGTATTGGGAATGGGCTGCCCCGTCATCCGGGAATAAAACTCGAAGTCTGCCGGAGATACAGGCATAACTATCTCTATTTACCACGTTATTCCTCAGTTTAAATTGACTCAACTCCCTATGGCCGGATCCCCCTAAGTGCCCTATATTGGGGTCAAATTGGGGGAATATTTTGGAGAGACATCTGGCCCGCCCGTCACATAACTTCACGTTGTAGGAAAAAAAAGACCCTGTGTAACGGGTTTGTAACAGTGTTACGAACGCTTCATTAAGCAAGTCACATTCAGTTACAAAGCCGATCGCTTCTATATGTATTGGCGATTCGATCGCGATCGGTTGACTTCTGGCGCGATCTATGGGCAAGATGGATTCAGCGGCAGCTCTGGCCGCTTCTGATCTCTTCGCTGATCGCCCGATGTATTTCCAGCACTGCTGCACGCACAACGACCGCAACGGCAACCCGCGCCGGCTGTTCGTCCTGGTTCAGGACGGGCGCCGGGTGGCTGCCTGGGATGAGGGCTACCGGGGCTATCACTGCGTTCCCTCCCACTTCTGGCCTATGGCCAGGGAGGCCGAGCGCGTCGACATCCGTCCCGGCCTGTATCTGGAGCTAAAGCGCACCATGGGCCAGCCCTGCTGATCCCTCACCCCCCCCCTTCTGATCTCATCGCTTGATCGTCATGCCCCGTCTCATCCTTCCCTCTGACCTGCGCGACCTCCGCGCCCGCTATGGCTTCACGTCCAGCAACGTTCTGACGCTGACGAACCCTAAGGTTCTGAAGTCTGAGAGCATCGCTCCCACCGCCGTCTTGCACCTAACCCCGATGTGGCTGGGATCCTGCCCGGCTGCCGGGTCCTGCCAGGCCGTTTGCCTGAACCGTGCCGGTAACCCGGCCTATCTCAAGGGCAAGCTGCAGCGCCGGAAGCTCCGGAGCCAGGCCTTCCACGAGAGCCCTAGGGCCTTTAAGCGCCTGCTGATTCTTGAGATCCTGCGCTTCGCCAGTAAGCATGCCGGGGCCGCCACCCTGGGCCTGCGCCTTAACGGGACCTCCGACTTTGCCTGGGAGCGCGAGACCGTAGACGTGGACAGTGATTTGGCCGGTTACGTTGGCCAGGCCTTTGGCTTCACCCTGCCCGTGGGGACGTGGTCCCTCTTCAGCCTGCTGCGAGCCGTGGTCCCTGCCCTGAAGCCGTATGACTACACGAAACGGACCGATCGCGATTGGGCAGCCGCTGCCCGGCAGGGCTATCACCTCACCCTGTCTCACGGGTCCCGGTTCAACACCCTGGCCAAGGCCTCTGAGCTGGGCCTCAACTACGCCGCCGCCATCACCCTGCCCCGTAGCGCGACCCTGCCCGAGACGGTGGTGATCGATGGCCAGACCTACCCCACCTTGGATGGGGACGTGACCGACTGGCGCCCCGGTGACACTGCAGGCCGGACCCACGTCGTGCTCCTGCGGATCAAGCGGACCCCTGGCCAGACTGAAGAACAGCGCCGCGCCTTCTGTATCGCCTGAGCCCTACGGGGCTCCCCTCCATCCTGTCAACCCTTACAACAACGGACCCATGCCACGCTTTTCCATCACCCGTACCGACGAATACGGCCAGGACTACTCAGTCTGGGAGGCTGACGATATTAACGAGGCCCGCTGGCAGCTCGATTCCCTGGAGGCCGCCCTGGATGAGGCCACTCAGCCCAGGTCCTACCAACTAGAGGCCATTATCTCCGACCTCCGGGACCAGATCTATGACGCGGAGCAGGATGAGGCCCCCCAATACAGTGAAACCATGCAGGAGATCGCCAATCTGGTGTACCCCGAGGAGTGAAATTCCCCTCCCCCAACATTAATTAAGGAATTTTCGTCGATTTTATTTGCAGAACCATGGGCAGACACCTGATCAGAGCACAAGTCAAGGCCGGGGAGGCCGATCTCCTGGACATGCTGGACTGGATCGCGGCCTACGCCGCCCATCACCGGGACGATCGGGGCCGCCAGGTCTGGGAGGTCCAGAAGCGGGACGATCCGGAGCCCCTGGGAGAGTTCGGACCCCTCCGGAAGGCCGAGATCACCCTGATCGAGGTGGACTAGGGCCGTCTCACCCGTACCAAACCAGTCTCACGGGGCCTCGAGCCCCTTTTTTTGTGGTCAATCCTGCGTATCTGCACTTCAGACAGGTACGCAAGGGGCCGGGGGCAGTCAGGGAGAGGGATCCGGGGACCTGGACCAGTGGCCTGGACACATCTGGACAGGAATCAGGTGGGAAATCTGGATCACATCGAGGGAATTCTGTCAAATATGACGGAAATGTGACAAATTCTTGACAAATTGGCCGTTTTACCCCCTATTTTGCCCCTTTATTGCGAATTATTCGCAGGAAAGCAGGGCCGGGCGGCCAGGTAGCTGGTGGATCTCTCGGGTCGCCTGTAGCGCGTAAGCCCCTGGGGAAAACTCTTATTGCAATCTATTCTCAATAACCGAGAGGCTCATCTGGTGCTGTCCTAACCCGTAGTCACTCCGACTTCACCTTGATCACACATAAGGAACTGATAAGTGCACTTAATATTAAGCGTTGTTACTTTCTGGCTGGGTGGCTGGGTCTGGGTTGTAGATTGAGCGCAGCGAAATCGAGATAACGGCTTCGCTTCAGCCCACCTCGCAACGGCAACCATGTTCTGGCAATCCCAAGACGAGCTCAACGCCCTCGCAGCATTCCGCGCCGATCGCAGGCTGCGTGAGGAGCTCACCCAAGAGCTGGCCGACTTCCGCGCCATCTTCTGGGACCCTGCTTCACCCGAGCAGCAGGCCTGGGCCGGTCACATGATCCGGTCAATCGAGCACGAGCTGCATCAGCTCGACGCCTGACTCAACCTCAAGCCCACATCGCAACGGCAACCATGAACGCTTCTTTCCACTACACCGCTGAGCTCTTCTTCAAAGGCCAGGACAACGGCTACCTGGAGACGCTCACAGCACGCTCTGCTGCACAAGCCCGCAGCAAGTTCAAAGAGCTGGCCTACTACCGCAACATGGACCTGGGCCAGGTCGACCGCAACGACGACTACGAAGTCTGCGGAGTCATCTCCGCTGGCTGGGACTTCGATCCGACCCTTTCCTGATCACCTCAAGCCCACCTCGCAACGGCAACCATGAAACGCAGCAACGGCACCGAAGGCAAAGCACCTTTCACCTGGACCTTCCACCACCACGATCTGAGCGTCGATCCCCTCCACGTCACCGCCGATAGCCTGTCCGAGGCTCTCGCCCAAGTGCCCTGGCACGGAGCCACCTGGATCGGTACAAAGGACGCTGAAGGCTTCCACGTCTGGTGATCGCTCACCACCTCAAGCCCACCTCGCAACGGCAACCCTGACCATGACCAAGCTCACCCGCAAACAAGCCGAGCACGTCCGAGCCTGGATCTGCTCTCAGATCGAGATCAGCTCAATGCCCGACTCCTTCTGGAAGGACATGCAGGAGCAGGGGATCGATGAAGACGCTGTCTCTGAGTACGTCACCCAACGCTTCAACCGTATCTGCGTTGACCTGAACCAACCACAGTTCCTCCTCTGGGACTGATTCCCACCACCTCCAGCCCACCTCACAACGGCAACCATGAAACGCGGCAACGGCACCGAAGGCAAGGCACCCTTCACCTGGACCTTCCACCACCACGACCTGAGCGTCGATCCGCTCCACGTCACAGCCGACAGCCTGTCTGAAGCTCTCGCGCAAGTGCCCTGGCACGGGGCCACCTGGATCGGTACAAAGGATGCTGAAGGCTTCTACGTCTGGTGATTTCTCACCACCTCTAGCTCACCTCGCAATGGCAACCATGAACACCTACATCAGCAAGGATCGCCGCCAGGATCTGATCGAGCAGTACCTCGATTGTTGGTGGGATACCAACAGCTACTCAACCGAAGCTGAAGCCGAGACAGAAGCCATGTTGATTCGAACAGAGCTGGAGGCCATGAACAACAGCCAACTGGTCGCTGAGATCGAAGCAACCGGCTGGGGCATCATCTGATCCCACCTCTCAATCGCCCACCCCACAACGGCAACCCTGATGTTCACTCTCAAGCACTTCAACCGGGTCTCCTACTACACCTGGAGCACCTCCCACAAGCGGACCTTCGCCACCCTCGAGGCGGCCCTGGCCGACGCCAAGCGCACCATCGATCACGACATCGACAGCGACTTCAATAGCTGCGACGAGATTCAGATCCTCGACGACGACGGTGAGCCCATCAAGCGTTGGGCGTGGTGCCCGGATGACATCGACGCCCCTTGCACCTGGCACGAGGTCGGAGCATGACCAAACCCAACTTCAAGATCGGCGACCGCATCCGCTACAGCTCCAAGTTCTGCCGCCAGATCGGAGCCATCTCAGGCTTCACTCCACAGGCCAGGGGAGTCATCACCGGCTTCTGGGGCCACAAGAAGGAGCTAGCCCACATCGTGTGGGACTTCCCCGATCCTCAAGGCATGCTCTGCGGCGGAGCCAACATCCACAACCTGGAGAAACTCAAGTGAAGAAGGACCTCGAACGCATCTTCAAGTGGTTTGTTGTTCCTTTTATCTTCCTTGCAGCAGGTGACATCTACTACCAAGTTCTAACGAACAACTGCCAACCCAAGATCCCATTCTGTACTGACCAATGAAAACATTCGACGTGATCATGTCATCCAAGGACAACCCAGATCAGGCACTATTTACAACTGTGACTGAGTGTGTCGATATGGATGACGCCATTGAGTTCCTTCAACAGACTCACCCTGACCATTGGATCGAACAGATCAAGCTTGTGCCCCATGACACTGCCTGAACTCGAGCTTCTGGTTTTACTACTGAGCCCAGCAATGCTCTTCAGCATTCTGATCCTTCTCACGTTCGCCGCCGGAGGCTGACATGACCGCCGATCAACGCCAGGTCCAAGCCCAACTGACCTACGCCGAGATGCAACTGTCCATTGCCGACACCCTCGAAGACAAAGCCTTCTGGGGAATCCGAGTCGACCAATTGGAAGCTGCGCTCCTCGACATGGACACCCTGCCTCTCAACCAATGATCTACTCCTATGCGATCCAACCCCACCAGTACAACGAGCTGAAGGATGGCGAGTACTTCACCTGCATGACCTTCCCCCAGGCCGAGATCCTGGCCCGCAAGGAAGTCGACGACACCAAGCAGGACCACGCCATCTGGAAGCTCCCTCACGGTGGTGAACCCATGAAGTGGATGCGTGTCTACTACAACGACCCACTGGACAAGCCGTTCGAGAACCCAGGCGACGACGGCGATCTGCTCGACTACCAGTCAGGAGACGTTATCTAATGCGACAGCTACTTGCACGTCTCCTACGTCTACGGCATCGTCTACACGTCTCGACCTCTCCGCATGGGCCGACCCCGCTCCAAGAACAAGCGACGCACGGATCGCTACACAGCTCCATCCCGAGGAGCTTTCGCAAGGCACCTTCAAGCTCAGATCGATTCCGAAGGAAAGAACCTCAACCTCTTGCCGCCAACGGACGACGCCCGATCAAGCTCCCAAGGTTCCGAACCTATGAGCGACCAATTGCGACGCCAGCTCCTGCTCGACGCCCAGCGCAAAAGGCAATCCGATCGCACGGCCCGATCATCGTCCTCGGAATCCTCAACCTGATCACCCTGCACTTCGTCCTTTCCATCCCGGTCCCACCGCCACTACCGCAGACCCATGACCTCTCGGAATCCCAGCTGCAGCGCTAACGAGGCTGAACTCAAGGACCTGTTG